GTTGCTTGGGTAGTATCCTGAATGTAATAGTTTTTCACATGCTTGGATTAAAATCTCTTCACGTGTTTCCTCATTCGGTCCATTCACGAACATGTCAAGTCTTTGCAACCCAAACCCGGCATCAATGCAGGTTCCAAGTGGGTTTACGATGTTTCCTATCTCGACGTCATCCTTGAAGAACTCCGTACAGTAGCCGCCAATGTCTCCATCCGTCCACTTACATTCTTCTTCGCTCCTTACTTCAACATCATAGTTGTCGTAAAGACTTCGCCAGTCTTCCATCTTATCAGGGTGTATTGTTACATAATCTACCTTGATTTCTAGAACGTCCTCGACAAACTCCATCCAGAAGTCGACCGCTGTTTGGATAGACATTGTTCTGAATGAGAAGAGACCAACCATATCAAAATATAAGAAGTGCGTACCGTCTCCGATCTCCTCTAAGTCGTTTAGTCTGATGCAGGACTGAATGTTTGCCTGTGTTCCTGTTTCATCTGATTTAAATTTTTGCTTAAACTGTTGCATTCCTGCGGGACAGAATAATGTTGTGTTGTCATATGGACGTACATTATCGTCCAATTGGTAATAGATTCTCTTGTTTTCACAAAATTGTCTATATAAATCTGTTATATTTTTCATTTGTTCTCCCAATTTTTAATATCGGCTGTCCATTTTTCTATTAGAGACATCCATTCTGACCAATTACGCGAAGATATAGTTTTTGGTTGTACTTGACTTTCCAAATCGTGTAATATTCTAGACTCCGTCCATCCATAATCCCTAAGTGCTTTAGTGTAATTCACCAAAGTTATCGATGCTGCTCGTTCATTCCAGTAGGTGAAGTTGTTTCTGGCGATTGCTTTTATATAAGAGCACTTGGAATCTACAATTGGCCTATTGTTATTAACAATGATGCCTCCAATTTTATTCATGAAAATTTCTACGCTAGCCTTGTCATGTCCATTTTCTGAAAATCTAAGATACTTCTCAGCAGAGAGATCTATGGCCTTTAGTACTTCCATTGCTCCATATTTCTTTATTAATTTATTGAGAAAATCTATATTATTAACCATGGAACCTCTCAATAGATCATTAATATATCCCAATATCTTGTTTTTTATATTCTCGAGTTCCATCTCTTTTTTTCTTTTCTTACTTATATGTTTTTCGATTAAGTCGATTTCTGTGCTCATTCGTCCTCCAACGTATACTATAATATAACACGCCTAAGGCGACGTGTCAAGTAAAAAGGGTAAAAAAAACCCCAACTCCGAAGAGAAGGGGCTTATGAGTAACTTCAGGATCTAACCTTCTTCATTCTCGCCTTCGAGGCCAAAGTTCTTACCTTCGGACTCAAATTTTCTGATGATTTCTTCATCCATGATGTCGAGCACAACAGCACGAAACTCTGGTTCTTGTAACTTTTCAATCCATTGCGACTTCTGGAATTTGAATTCCTTTCCTTTCGCGTCAAAGATTTTATTCCAAGCTCCCGCTTTAAACCGTTCAGAACCTGAGGCTCTTAATGCTTCAAGCCACGACTCTTCATCTTGGATACCCACATTGTTGCCCCACAAGATCTTAAAGCCGCAAGTCCGACCTTCAGAACCAAAGCGAGACTTTTCAATCTTAACAGCCACTTCGGAACCAATCCGCAAACCGCTTGGAGATACAACGAAAGCTGCTTTTGACTTACGCTTTGTGAGCCAAATCCGCAGAGATGAAAAGTATTCAATTGCCTTTCCACCAGGTGCAGTATAAGGCGTTATCCTCGCTTCCCAAATTGTCGCTGCGATATTAGTCTTGAGTTGGTTGATCAGCAATAGAGTGCATTGTTGATTCGCCAATGGGATAGTAAGCTTTGGAAATGCTTTCGCAAAAATCCTTGGCTTGACTGCCATTGATGATTGAGGATTGAAGTCACCTTCGAGGTCCGTCTCAGCAGATGTTGCTGCGATAGAATCCCAAATAAACAGAAACTTTGTCTCTGAGTATTTCATCATAAGATCTTCAATTGTCTCGAGTACTTTCTCAACCGAGACTGCTTGAATGTATAAGAAGTCATTGCTAATATCAATACCCGAGTTCTCAAGAAATCCGGGATCTATAGCAGACTCTGCATCAAAGTAAACGACGCAATGCCCTTTCTTCTGTGCTTGAGCTGCTATTTGACAAGCCATATAGGACTTACCAGACGAAGACAAGCCGGCGAGTTCAGTAATCTTCCCGACGGGAATTCCAGCCATCTCACCTCGGCAGGTAATAGAGTCCAACCAGCGTGAGCCAGTTGGGATCCATTCTTTGACCGCAGTAGGATTGTCTTGATTTAAGTCATGAGCGATGTTCAATCCAACTTTTTTGTTGACGAACGACTTCATCGCATTAATATCAATCTTACCTGCTTTAGTCATTACTCTCCGCCTTCTTCAGAGCCCTCTTCTGACTCCTCAGTCTCTTCCTCAGTTTCCTCTTCGGAACCTTCAGACGAGGTGTCCTCTGACTCTTCAGCTGTCTCTTCGGTCTCGGTCGCTTCTTCAGCATCTACTGCTGTATCTTGTTCTTCTTCTTTGTCGCCGCAGGCCAAGAACATTGTCATTAATAAACTAATCATTGTTTACTCCTTCGTTGGTATTAGTAGTTTCGGTTGAGGTCGTAGTGACTTCTGTTTTAAGTTGTTCAGATGTGATATCATTAACATCTTTAGTAACTTCGACTGTAACGTCTGTGGTTTTTTCATCTGTTGTCTCCGTAGTTTCTGTCTCAACAACTTGTGTTGTTGGGGTTGCAGTTGTCGCAACCTCTTTCTCTCCGCAAGCGAAGAGCATCGTCAATAGTAACGTCATATTACCTCCTGTAGGGTTATATCTAATTTTATATTTATTTGTAGTTTCGGCATACCAACTTTGTCGGCAAGGCCAAGATCAATCGCCTCTTTGGATTCAATGAACCAATCAGCTCGACCTTTCTCGTTTAACTGCTTGTTAAACCATTTCTCTGATTTGTTTGAATTTTCCGATAAGATTCTATAAATCTTCTTATTCAAGCGCTTCACTTCTTCTGCGCTTGCTTGAATCTCCGAGTTCTTGCCCCATGAAGCAGAACTCACATCATGGATCATCAATGTCGCATCTTCTGTGATGTATCGATACCCTTCAGTCCCACAAGAGAACAGGATAACTCCACAACTCATCGCCTTTCCTTCTACTATGGTTGCGACAGGCAATTCAGAATTCTTAATAGAGGCGATCATACTCATAAGAGAGTAGACTTGGCCTCCATATGAATCAATGATTACTGGGATAACAGATTGACCCGTATTGTGTGCTGACGCCATCTTTTCTGCGAATTCCTTCGCTGATTTTTCATCAAACTTATTAACCCTGATTATAACCGGGCTACTTCTTAATTCGACAGTTTTTATGTTACTGTCGATATTTCTTTTCCATAGCATGTTGTCTCCTTTGTTTTGATGTTGAAGGCACCCACAATGTGGGTGCCCTGTTCGCTTAATTGAGGTCGTGTTTTCTAGTTAGCCGACGAAGATTGCCAATGAATTTTTCTTCGACATTATCGATAGTCAGTTCGCACAATTCATCCGATATTGCTCTGAGTTTTTCACTATACAACGACCAACTAGTTGACAACAATAATATTCGAAGTGCTTCTTTCGTCTCTGAACTCTTATTGTTGTAGTGATTTTTAATAAAATCATTGTCTGTATTGATCTTAACAGAGTGTTTATACTCTGAATCAGGATCTGAATCTAACTCAATAATCATAGGCCCAAGATATTTTCCACAAGGGGCTTCAGAAACTGCCAACCCTTTTTTCTGTGGTGTTGTATTATATGTAGGATTATTGGGGGATTTGCCATCCTTTGATTTGCCTATTGTTTCGGAAGGGTTGCTCTGCGTATTATCCTTGAGGATTGTATCTGCCATGGTTGCTAATTTATCCAAATCATTTTTAGACTGAATAGGATCTTGAGACTTATCCCTACTATCCCGGAGATCTGCATAGTGTTTTGCGTGTGGCAATAAAAAATCAGACACTCTAGAAACGAAGTCTTCAGGAGGATTGACAGAATCTTTTGAGTTTGAAACACTCATCAAATCGTCAGAGTCTTCCTGAAAGAAAATTGCCCATCGAATATCTCTTTTGTTTTGAGTTCTTTCCCAAAGATGTGGCCACTTTGAGTTTTTAAAGATCCCAGACTCAATTAGTCGACCATTTCTAAAGATATACCCACCAGAAGCCTGTAATTTACCTCGACTCTGCGTTGAATCATACATAGAGACTGCTTTAATCCGGATACCAGAGTTGCCGTCTTGTGGTTTAATGATATAATCATCAATAAGTTGTATTGTTGCTTCACTTCTCCACATCAAAGGGTCTGTGTAGCTAACTTCGATGTTGTTGACAAAGATCCTTAGAGACTCAATATAGAGAGACGCATAATATGTCTTGCCATAATGAGAGACTAGTGTTTGGGAAACTTTTCCAATATTCTTGTTTGTCATTCTGTCAAGATCAGTTAAGAATATCAAAGTTCCTGTTGAAGATTTCATCTTCTTTAGGTATTTGTCCAAAAGATTGGTGAAATAACTGCCATACTCCCCGTCTGGGCTTATCGGAAAAGAACCCCAAGTGTCACGGGACTTTACCTCTTCCAAATCGTACTTGCGGATATTGTATTCTCCATTATTCTTTGTGACAGTAACTTTTACTTTAGCAAGCGCCAGAGATCCGTTTGTTCCGCCCATGCCGAATTTTCCATTGGCATTTTTGGAATAATCTCCATCTGCTCCTAGAGAGAAAGAATTCTTTAATTTATCATAAGACATTCCGCAGCCATTATCTACTATGATAATGGAATCCATTTTGTTCTTCTTTCCTTCTACGAAGTCTACTCTGACTTCAGTAGCACCAGCGTCTTCAGAATTATCAATTTGTTCTGCAAGCGAGGTTTTGTATTCATAATTACTGGATCGTATGCCTTTGATGTATTTCCAACCGATTGTCGATATTTCGTAGTCGATATTGGCTGAAGTATTATCTAATTTTAAAGCTAAGTTGCTCATTTTTATTTCCTTGAGTTAAATTTTATTCATTGCTGTAATGAATAATTGTGATGCATTCTATAGTGTATCTTTCGCTTTGAAAGATTTTTAATTCACTTGCAAATACTGAATGCGGTATATTTTGCAAGTGAAAAAAGGCCGCTCCTTTACAGGGGGAACGGCAAAACCCTAAACAACACAGGAGGATTATTCTTCAGACATGAACGCTGCAAAAGCTTTGTCTACGCTCTCACCTGTTTTCTTTTTATATTGTTGAGTCTCATTGGAAGAGGACTCTGCTGAAGAGTCGGAGGACAGGTAACCATCCAGCAGAGTTTGCACTTCTTCTGAAGTCTTAACATCAAACAAGTTATCGATATCAGGAACGGAGTCCAACAATTGTTGACAGTCTGCAATCGTATCGTCACATAAGATCGATGGTCGACGGCGGGGCTGCAGAGCAGTCTTTGGAAATGCACCAGGGCCAGAGGCCATAGTGTAAGTCAGTTTAATATCAGTTCCTGTTTCAGAATCTGTAATGTCTCCATAGTCAGGGTCCAATACATATCCCAAAAGAGTTTCATAAGCAGTCTTCCCATAGGCCCAGATTTTTACACCATCAGCTTCATGGCCTCGTACTAGAACGGGTGAATAGTATCGCTTTCGAGCGAATAGTTTTTTGGCTTCGTTTTTAAGGTTCTGATCATCTGATTGAGTTCCTTCTCGCCAAAGCTTTGATGCGAAATCGCAAATGGCACATTCGCCGTTGTCATTTCGTTTGTTACAGTAGATTCCAGGATTCTTCCCTACATTGTAGTGAAAGTGAAATTCACGGAATGGATCTCCATCCGCCGTTGGTAAGATTCGAATGTTTTGGTCGCCTGCTTTGGGTCTCCACATTGTACTTGATTTTCCGGATGATTTTCCACCGTTTTTTGATTGTGCTAGCTTTGCAGCCATTTGTGTTATATTTAAAGCCATGATATACTCCTATCTGGTTTGTTTATTTTATTGTGTTTTATCACTAAGGTAGACAGGCTATTTTTTCATCCCGTCCCCATTTGTAATTCGTTTTTGTTATACTATATTATAACATATTTAAAAAGGTTTGTCAAGTCATTTCTTTAACTTTTTTTTCATAATCTCGAAAAAGTGTCGAAAAAAGATTTTGACGATTTTGTGCTCGAGAAGGGATTTGAACCCCACAATTCTAACGCTTTAGAT